CTTGCTCTAGTTAATGATTGTACAATTTTTGCCATTATAATAAACCTGCTAGTCCTCCGTTTTTAAAACCTATTCTACCACCATCTTTCTTTCCTTTACCAAAAGAAATTCCGTATCTTGCTTCTGTATTAAATTCTCCTGTTATGGGGTCATATGTACCACTCGCTGTAAGTGTTCCCGGACCTATGTCTTTACTAAAACCACCACTTAACCCTGTTTGATTATTGACATTAACATCAAAATTATTTCCAGTATAACCAACACCATAAGTAGCCCCATCTTTTGTGTCATACTTCCCACCAAAATTAAAATCCCCTACAGTATTATTATATTCAATTTCACCTTCTAGCGCTTTCTCCTTAAGACTTTTTTCTAGATCCAGTGTTGCTTTGTATCTACCATAAGAATTATCAAAACCTATTCCCGTAGGCATATCTCCAAAAATAGTTTTCTTATCAAATATTTCTGGGTTATTAAAAAGAGTTGGTTTAATATCACCACCATCATTACCACCATCATTATAATTTCCTCCATCAACCTTGTTACCGGCTTCATTTATCTGTCCCACACCTGCCTTACTAGCAGTGGATCTATTTGCACCAGCGTCTGTTCTACCACCTGCTTTATAGTTTACTCTACCACCAAAAAAGTATCCGGCTCTACCACCATCTTTCATGTCATAATCTTGATCATAATTCCCAGGATTACCTGTATCTTTGTCTACTCCATAAGAATCCATATCGCTTTGTGAAGCTGCACCTGTTCCATATCCATACTGCGTATTAATATCTGCATTTATTTTATCAATTTCTTTTTGTTTGTTTCTGTCTACAGATTTCTTAAGTGAATAACCTGCATTAATAGGTCCCCCAACAATAAAAGCTCCCATAGCTCTAAGTCCATCTACAATACCTAACCCCCCTTCTTCTATATCTTCATCATCAATAGTACCTTCTCCGATATCATCTATATTAAAACCAGTCTTACTTCCTGTAGAACCAAGTCCTGTATAACCATAATCCGTAGGTCCAGGAGGTTTACCGCCATCGCCATCGCCTTCCGGTATGTATTTTAAAGGTCTAGGAATAGGAGCTTGAGTCATAATTCCAGAAGTAGGTGTGTTACTAAAATCTAATGGTGTACTTCCCGTAAAATCATCTTGTAAATATTTATTGTCACTAATATAATTAAAACCTAGTGCTTCAGCATCTTTGTTTCCAGTGCCCCCTACATTAAAACGAGCTCTACCACCTTCGTTAAAACTCATTCTTTTACCAAAAAAATATGTGTCGTTCATTATCCTCTTCTCCCGTCAGGCATTATGTCTAATCTAAATGTACCTAGCTTCCAATTTTGTGCGGCAGCTATATTAGAAATTTGTAAAGCAATTGCTCTAGCTCTGACTCTTGTATCTTGTTTTGTTTGAGTTGTCTTTATATCAAATGGTATCACCACGGGTACATTAATTGGGTAGTCTGTAGTAACTAATGATACTCTAGTGTCTCCTACTTGTTCAATAAAATCTGGAATAATACGACTAATTTTTGCAATAAATTCACCGTCTCCTCTAATGTCTGGCATACCAATACTTTGTCCTGTACTACTTCTTTTCTGTGTAATATCAAATTCACCTGATTTAATAATTCCTTTTAATGGAGTAACTACTCCTCCTGAATCAATTTGATCTGTCCCTGTTTCATGTTCATAATATATTGTACAGCCATCAGTGTTGCCCTGTACGTCATAAGAAGTATTACTATCAGGATCATAATAATTTGCATGCGGGTTTTTAAACACAGCAGAATCTGCCCAAGAAGCTCTTGGTAAACCTATTTTTGTAGCAGCTCCAGCAGAATTAGTTTCTGTTGTTGTGCTACTTACAGTCCATACTGGTCTCTTATCACTTGATTCTAAATAATTATATGTGACTGCTCTGTCAATTTGATTAACTCCATCACTACAATAAAACCAATTTACTTCTGTAAACAAATTGTTTAGCCCACAGTTAATTAAATCTCGTGCTGTAGTATTTAAATTATCGTAAACATAATCTTCAACAAAACAAGGCATAGATTTTAATTGACCATCGTATCTAAAGAAACCATTTTCTGACATCCAATAAGCAACACCATCAACTTCAACGCAAGCATTTTTACCAATCAATCCACAATTGGTTCCTACTTGTTGGAATGAGAAAGTAAAAGGTTGGCCCACAAATTGCATTAAAAATAATCCTGTGTCGGTCCATACGTAGATTGCATCTCTACCTTTAATAGCCCCCATAATTTTAGAACCTGCAGCGAGTCTTTGTGTACCAGCAGTATTTTCTGCCGTAACTGTATATGAATCTGTTTGATCAATACTTTCTTGAGAAGAGAATCTTATAAACATATCGTCTTGACTTGTTGAATCCCCAACAATTGTTTCTGTTCCAAAAAATACTAAATGTCTATCTGGTGTAGATACTAATACATGACGTGACGCTGTTGGTGCATTAGGTATAATTGTTGCTCTAATTGAAGTAGCATTTGCCGGTTGTGCGTCCCATTCAAAACACGCGCCATTATAAATAAGAGCAATTAATTTTGTACCAAAATTATCTAGAACCCATAAACCAGGGTTAAGCGTTACATCATCTGTAGATGATTCACCCCATGCAACAAAAGCTGAAATATTGCTTACCGTAACTCCTCCACTATGTAGAGCTTTAGTTGTTCCGTTTACTCCTCTGGCTCCGCCACTTAAGGTCCCTGTTGCCTGGTCATTGTTTGTATAACTAATATCCTCTGTACCAATTCTAATTTCTCCAGAATCAGGAAACGCTGTTGAGTTTGTAAGTACAATATCAGTTGTAGTTGTATTTGTTAAAGCTGTTGCTAATGTAGTAGTTGCAATACCGGATGCAGTTCCACCAAAATTTGCAGTACCCCAACCAAATCCACCCAACTGTTGTGACGGACCTACACGATAAAAAGCAGCACCTTTACCATCTCCAGAATTATTTAAAGGAGTCCCTGTTTCATTAGCAGGCATTGTGATTGTAATTGTTGTAGCTGTTGGCACTGAAGTTGCCATAAATTTTTTATCTTCAAAAGAAGCGTCATTAAAAGTAGAACCTACTGCAGTAACCCCGCTAACATCATTAAATAATATAATATCATCTTCTTCCATACCATGAGGAGACGGAAATGTAACTGTAACCGTTGGTGTTCCAGAATCAGATGTAAAATTAATACTACCAATTGTTGTTCTTATCGGAGTAATATCATAAAATGATCCTCCAGAATAAGCATATAACATTCTGTTTGTACCAATTACTGCATACTTAACTCCTGCATTATTATCAAAATGGTGCAAAGCCCTTCCGGCACCTGTTAATTTATCAGACCCTAATTGATCCCAGCCACCTATTTTTTCAGGCGAACCGTATCTAAACCTAACATTATTACCATCAAACCACTGCCCTTCGGCACCTAGTTCAGTAACTTGTTTATTGTATCCTGGAGCAAATCCTAGTTTCTGTAACATATAAATCCTTATAAAAGAGACAGTAGGTATGGTGGATTACTGTCTCTATTATAGGGATATATCATCGTTTAAACCAAGATGGAAGACCTAAATGTGGACGCTTGTCAAACATGTTATCTTTAGCGCCTGTTGTTTTACGATTGTTATAATGAAGAAATGCTTGATTATTGGAAATAGTTTAAATTTACAGCACATCTTATCATTTCGTCTGTGCAAGATGTTCCAGTATGTTCTAAATTACTATCAAATTCTACTAATCTATTTTCTACTGAATTAACTTTTTTACCGTTTTTAAAAAGAGTGTAACCATTACAAGTGTTTATATAAAATATAGCAGTTGTTAAATTATTATATTCAAAATCTTTATGAAAAGAATATTCTTTTATTTTGTGTGTTCTTGTTATTAAATTTGCTTTTACTCTTACTAATGCAAATGGATCAATTTTATCAACAAGAGGCTTTATAAAATCATATCTAACTCTTGGACTACCGTCATAAAGCATATGACAAAATTGAAATTCATCAAGACTATCATCATTTAAAGTTACATGATTAAAATACCACTCAAACCAACCAGCTTTTTGAGTTAATTCTTTTTTTATTTTATTAAATGTTTCAACATCTAAAAAATTGTCGGTAATTTTCATTTAAAAATTATTATTCTTCCCAACCTTTAGTATTGTCAGATTGATATAATGTTTCGTTCCATGTGTATTTTTTTCCGTCATTTGGATAAGCAATTGGTGCTTCCCATAAACAAGTTGTTTCATTTAATGTCCAACTAATATGAGGTTGAGGAGATATAAAAGCATCTCTTGCTTCATCATATTTATAACCTATAGCAGCAAAGTTTTTTCTAAAAGGTGTTCCACCTAATAAATGTTCTCCACCATAAGTATTAAAAGATGTCTGTTTCCAAACATCATTTGTTTTGTAGATATTATTTAAAAAATCTACTCCAGCTTGTTCAGATGTTGCAGTATCATTATGTACTACTTCAACCGTTAAAACTTTATTTCCTATTCCTAATTTTGCAAAATGTGCCATAATAATTTCTATGTTGTGTAAGTTCCAGTTCCTGTAAATGTTAATATTGTATTTGAACCAGATGTTGAAATTGTTGGAGAACCACTTGATGTTCCAGAATAACTTGAAGTTGGTACACTTAAAATAACAACTCCACTTCCACCACCTGCCGCAGTAGCTTCATGAGAAGCACCACCGCCACCACCTGTATTTGCAGTTCCTGCTGTTCCGTTACCTTGAGAACCAGCACCGCCGCCTCCAGCTCCACCAGAACCACCTGATTGATTTTCATTAGCTCCACCACCGCCACCAGCATAAGTAACAGAAGAACCAGTAATTGAAGAAGCTAAACCAGCACCTCCATTTCCTCCAGAGCTTGATGTACCATTTGCACCAGCAGCATTTTTACCGCCACCTCCGCCTCCAGCAGCAGCAGAACCTGTTACACCATCTCCACCATCAGTTCCTTGACCAGATGTACCAGAACCTCCACCAGTATAACCAGAGTTTCCACCAGAACCTCCTCCACCAGAACCTCCATTTGCACCTGGCCCAACTGCTTCTTGATCTGATCCACCACCACCTCCACCTATAGCAGTAAGTGTAGTAAAGTCAGTTCCAGCAATAGAACTATTTACACCATTTCCACCTCTAGCTGAGGCATTTCCAGCACCGCCACCACCAGCACCAACAGTACAAGTTAATTGAATACCAGGAAGAACATCAACAGTTGAGGCCAACATACCACCAGCACCACCACCACCTGGTTTTGCTAAACCACCACCTGCACCTCCAGCAACAGCTATATAAGTTACTGTATAAATAAGAACACCTCCTCCAGCACCAAATCCTAAGACTTGATAACCAAAAGATTTACCTTTTCTGTTTTGTATATTTTTTGAATTCTTACCTGATGTAAGTTTGTTTTTTAAATCTCTCATATCTAAATTCCTTATGCGTCGTTAGCTGCATCAGTAGTAAAGAATATTTTAATACCAAGAACTCTTGCATCTCCAGTAAAAGTATCTGTACCTGCGTTTGCATCTCTAAATAATTGAAAATAAGTTTGTTGATCAACTGCAGGAGAACCTGCGATTGTAACTGCGCTACTTACAGGTGAAACTTGTTGATCTTCTACTGTTCCTATACCAGCGTCTGTAATATTTACTGCTGTTCCATAAACAACATCAATAGTATCACTATCACCACAAGAAACACCTTGTAAACCAAAAATACAGTTTCCTGTATTTGTACTACTTGGCGTCCAAAAACATTGATAAGTAATTGTTCCTTCGTTCCATGATTTAGGAAATGCCACTGAAAATTGTGCAAACTCATCTGTACCTGCATCAAAATCTAATACTTTCATATCAGGTCTTGTTGCTGTTGTTTCAACTTGCTGTGGATCTGCACCATTAGTTGTTGCTGCATACATTGCTGAAGCTGGAACCCACATAGTTTCTGTTCCTGCAATTTTAACTGCAGCGGTTGCACTTTTAAGTACACCTGTTCCTTTAGGATTTAAATTTATATCAACATTAGTCTCACCTGTTGCTGAAAGAATAGGACCATTACCTGTTGAAGCATTAGCTAGTGTTAATTCATTAACTGCAGAACCTGTAGCTGTTAAAAGTAATAATTCGTTTCCGCTAGTATCTAAAATGGAAGTTCCAATTTTAGGTGCTGTTAAAGTTTTGTTTGTTAAAGTCTGTGTTCCTGTAAGAGTTACATCACCACTTCCAAATCCT